CTTCAACATGTCGGACGAGCAGGTGGGCACCATCCTGCACGCGTTCGAGCAGCTCGGGCGTGAGGTGGAGAACGCTCGCGCTGGCTTCGTCCTCCCCCCGGAGGTCACGGAGCAGATCTTCTCCACGCAGCACAAAGAGTCGCCGAAGGGCGAAGAAAGCAGGCAGACATGAACGAGCATTACAAGCAGCTGGAGATCGCGGTCAAGAGGCAGCTGGCCACCGGGGGCATGGCGCCCGCGGTGCCCGAGCGAGTGGGTGCCACCGGCAAGGCGGCTGAGAGGTTCGCGGAGGCGTCTTCCCACATCACGGAGTTCGACACCGCCGCCAGCCGCAAGCAGTCTGAGCCCACGCGGATCGCGAGCCCCGAGGACAACCCCCTCCCTGCCGCGGGGCCGGCGATCCAGCCGCACACCGACTGGACGAAACCTGGTCCCAACGTCCTGTTCAAGGCGGAGGTCGGGCCCACGATGGACCTCGCCTCCGCCCTGAGGCACGCCACTGAGCGCGGGCTCTGCGCCTACCACCCGCTCGTGGGCTTCATCGTGATGGCGGAGGTGGTGTGCGCCTCGGTGAAGGCGGAGGTCCCCGGGGCCACGGCACGCGCGGTCATGCCGATGCGCCTCCTGACCAGCCCTCTGAACGGCGCCCTCTCGCTGGTGCCGATCGACGTGTGGTCGCTTTCGACATCCAGCAAGTCGGCTGACTGGAGCGTCGGCCAGGCGCTGCTCACCTCGGGGGAGGGACGGACGACCGCCCAGGTCCTCCGGGAGATCGGGGAGGAGCCTCTGGCCAGCGCCATCTTTCTCGGATCCGGCGGCATCCTCCCCGGAGGCCAGCCTCTGGCCCCCACGGCCGCGGCTGAGCCCAGCATCCCCGTGGGCGCTTTCAACGCCCTGGTGGATGAGATGACCGCGATGATCGGGCGTCTGTCGACCATCCAGGGCGCCCTCATTCTGCTGGCGAACGGGGGCGAGGTGAAGCCGTGACCCGCGACGTGCACCGCGCCATCTTCGTGGCGATCGCGGAGAGGGCAGC